TAATCTGACCACAGAATGCGCTTGGATCTCTCTTATCCTGATTGACACTTTCACAGTGTTCAAAGTTTCCCTTACCACCATTACCGTCAGGCATTGGCTTTGTAATGAAACATCCAAAATTATCACATGTCTTAACTACCATTTTATCTCCTCTCTGCTCTGTATGCAAGACTGATTTTGCCAGTGGATTATAATCTGTGATTACAGCCAATGGAACTGCTGGGTCTTTACATACTGCTACCTCATAGTGTTCTAGGCTTGATAGTGCATATGCTATTGATCCGTCTTTCATTCTCATAGGTGTTCTGTTTGCCTTTGTTGCTCCACCAAAACTCAATCCCTTGTATTCACCAGATTTAATCTTAGTCCAAATCTCATTATCTAAATCATAGTTTTTAAAAATCTTACCTGTGACTTTTATGGCTGGATATGTTTCACCATCTTGTGCTGTAAATTCTGCCTTTGCATAATTTATTCCTTTTCCTATTACCCTATTACTATGCGTATCTGTAATTGGTGCGCCTCTATCCATCCAAACTGGTAGTACCTTATATAATTCATTAACTATTGTAACTTCTCCTTGTTTGTCTTTCATCTCAACTGTGAGATATCCCTCAAAGAATCTTTCGTCTGAATTTATTGGTTCAAAACCCTTAGTTATTAATTTATTTATGAAATACCCTTCTGTCATATATAAAATAAGATACCCTATATTTAATAAAGATATCTATAAAAAAAGATAAAAGTAGTTTGTAAAATAATCCTACTCTGTATCGTCTTTCTTTGCTTTTGTTACTGCAAAGTCTGCTGCGAATCCTGTTGAAAGTCCTATCAGGGCTAAGCCTATCAGACCTACAGAGTCTATAGCAATAGTTTGTGCTATCGCTATTGCAGCAAATGTAGAGATGATAAGAGCGCCTGCTAACTTTTTAGCAGAGTAAGCTCGGTCTTCTGAGTGTAAATACCCTCTAAGGGTGTTTAAACCAGCTCCGACTACTGCAGCACCTACTGTAACAAGTGTTGGGTCTACCATGTTTTATACCAATAAAATGCTTGGATATAAGGATTATGTTAAATCAAGGTTTGTACAAGAGTCACTGAGGCGAAAATTGTGCCTAAAGCAGCAATTATAACATAAAACTTTCTTTCTTTCTTTTCTGAGTCTTGTGTAACATGAGTAAGGTGATTAGATATACTTATCTCTGTTTTTGTCATTCTATCGCATAGATCGTCTATTTTTTGGTCTAATTGGTCAATTCGAGTCATTATACGTTCTAAAAGGAACTCTTCAACCATATACAGTGAATATATGTATAATATTTATATTTACTGCACTGGTTCTAGATATTTGGACTCTATAAGGTATAATAGGTATTCTGGTTGATTTTGAACTGCAAGTAATAGAAATGGGTCGAAATTATTTCCTTTGAATGCTCCACATTTATAACATAGCCAAAACACTTGTTTTCCTCTGGAATAGCCATACATGTTTGCTTTGCATTTCTTGCATTTAGCATGCTTGTCCATACAAGCACTTATTAAGAGGTTTGCCTTTTAAAGTTTATGGGAACAGCGTTCTATGTTTATGAGAAGAAGGAGGATTACGATAAGGCATATAAAGATAGAGCAGGACAAAGCTTCTACGACATAAAAGTTATGGAATTATATGTCAAAGAAAACAAAAAAGCTGAACCTAAACTATGGGTAGTTACAGAAACAAACCAGATGAAGGAATCTCCAAGATTAGAAAGAACAATAGTTCATTTTAGAAACGGAACTTGTAAAGAGTTTTTTGAGGGAGACGAAATAAAAGTTATAGCAGGGCAGACTAAATATAATCCAAAGTCAGATAGAATTGAATTTTATCCAAAACTAATAGGAAAACCGAAACTTGAATTTAGATGTGATAGATTTTGGGGAAACAGACCTAACAAAAAGAGAATCATTAGTCCAAATGCGTTTTATGATTTAGCATCTGATAGAATTAATTTTATACTATCTCCTAAGTGATTTAGTAGGATCATTAAAGACAAATTTCCAATCCTTACCATGTTTCCTTTTCATACTTAACCAGAATGGATCTGTACCAAACATTCCACCTTTTTTATTATAATTTTTTGTAACATCTGCTATCTTTCTATGGCAACTGTGACAAAATCTTGCGTTTATCTGTTCTATGTGAAACTTATGCTTACCACAAAAGAAACATAGACCATACATCTTATCCGTTATTTTTGCGAGTAATGGTTCTCTTCCTCTCTTGCCTGCACAATCACCACATATATCTGCTATGGTTGCTGCAGCAGCGTCTTTAGAAAAACAGTTTAGGCATATTGCCTCCTTGTAATTATCTACATGTGTATATTCATCATCTTGGTGTATTTTCCAAAGCTTCTTACCAATGTCTGAACCTGCATCGACATTAAGTTTAGTAGCCATTACTTCTCTGCCAGTCTTACTTTCTTTAGGCAGTCTTGTAAGAACAGATACACATTGTTTGCTGCATAATCATTAGTAGATACTCTCCTGCTTTCTTTCTTAATTTTTTCTATTGTATCATCTATTAATTTATAATCTGCACTGTAAACGTTTTTTGCCTCTTTCTTGTAAACATCAACCTTATTTCCTCCTTTTAATTCAACTGTTGCTGCTATTATCTCATGTTCATGTGTTTTACCACCGTCTTTATGTGAATGTTTTGTACCGTCTTTATGTGTATGTTCTACACTGTCTTTTTTACTCTTCGCCATCTTCCCACCTCCTTGTTGACTCAAACTCGTTTTTAACAACTTCTCTTGCTTGTCTTACTGTCATACTTGCGAATTTTCTTAATTCATTAACTGTTTTTGTCTTTGTCCATCCAAAATCAACCGAACTTTGCAATGTTTTCTTTACAACTTCATAATTAGCTGGTGTTATACCTACTGGAAAGTTTTTCTTGCTCATAGAAGTTCCCTTCCCACTTGAAGGTGAACCTTGACCTATTCCACCAATATCTGATGATCTAGGAACTTGTGGTTCTCCTTGGAATCTAGTTCTCTCTGGATCTCGTTTTTCTTGTCCTTCGCCTATCTGTCCACCACCCATTTGCATGTCTAACATCTCTCTAGTTGAGAAAACAGGGTCTTTTGATACCTTAAAGTCTCCTGTATGTGTTCTAGCAACCTCAAATCCCATTGCTTGCAGTTGTTGCATGTTTGCAAGTTCTGCAGCGTCTGTTTGAAGCTCCATTAGTTTATCATTCTCTTCTCCTGCCTTTAATTTCAAATCCCAATCATTTACGCCTAAAATTTCGCCTATTTTCTTGAAAAAGCTCTTGTAAAGTATATCCTGACCCCATTTTACTGCTCTATTGGTAATTGTAACCTGTAATCCCTCTTGTGACCAACCAGAAGGCATCTCTCCGTAATAGAGAGGTAATACACCATAAATTGCACCAATAATCATTCTTAGTTCTTTTCTAACTGCAATAAACTCTAATTCTTTAAGTGAGCCTGTAAAGTCGAGCCATTGTGCAAGGTTCTTACCTGTTTTATCACTTTCTACAAGTAGTGGGTGTATCATGTAAGGGTCTTCTGTTGCTTTCTGCTCTAATAAATCCCATGATTTTCTAAATGTTTCGTAATTACGCGAAGCAATTACTAACATACCTCTTGGAGGTCTCATCTTATCGAAATACTTTCTAATATATTCATCCATGTGGCTTAAAGACATTGCCTTTGACCACACTGAATAAATTGGTGAATAACCATAAATTAATGCAGGTCTATACTTACCAGCTCTCCAAATTATTTCACCTTCACCGTAAACAACTCTTTTTGGTTGTGGTATACCTATAGAATAAACAGAGTTCACTTCACATATTGCTTTTAGTGCTTCTGCACCACACCTGTCACATCTATCTGTTGTTAGTCTTCTATCTCTGTGTTCAAATCTAGGACAAACCCAAACCTTGTTTCTTTTATCGTCATAGCCTATTCTACCATCACTGTCTGCAATCATTGCGACCTGTGGTGGATCTATTCTTAAACATTCTTTTATTTCTGTGTTATCCCAATTAATATCTCCTGTATTATCATCTAGATTATAATTCTTTAAAAGCAACATATATGCATTGTCTGCTATTTCCAAATCTCTTTCAAGCATTCTTGCTACGTCTTCTATGGTCTGGTTGTTTCCGTTTACAGGCTGTTCTATTAATTTTTCTAATATTTTTCTGTGTTCTGGTATAGGTCTTTGCAAGTCTGTACTACCACATGTATCACATTGTAACTTATCTCCTGTCTGTGCCTCTGACGTTGTTTCGCTCTCAATTTGTGCTTCATGCGCTATTGTGCCTTGACCTTCGGTTGCAGATCTTGCTTTTAATTCCTTTTCCTGTATAGGCTTGTATTTGAACTCCTTAGAGCAATTTGAGCATTTATACTTAAATCTCTCAAGAATCTCGAATCCGTTCTTAAACATCTCCCTATTCAGTGTCTCAATAGGTATTCTTAAGGCATCAATATTGTCTGCTAACTCATAAATCATTATGAGTGGGAATGGAAATATAGGTAATTTAGCACCAGTATCGGTACTCATATAAGGCTGTGCTATACTTGGTCTTGATGTAGACTCTGTATATGCCTTTGATATATCGTTAGATTTACCAAAAAAGCCTCTTATGGTATCTGTAAAACCCATGATTTTCTTATATTAAAGGTCTTTATAAAGTTTGTCAGGATATGTAATGTTTTTGTTATGCGTGTCCTTTACAGTAAAGGTCTCTATTTTCCTGAGTACATGTACATTTTTTTCCTGTTTTTTCCTTCTTTATATTAAAGTCTACCATAAATCACAATACATATATTTGCATATAAATATTGTTATACGCCTAGTAGTGTGAGTTTGCATAACTGAGTAGATTAATACGAAAGGGAGGTCTGGTCTTAAGCTAACCAGCTAGGCAATTTCTTTAAATACTCTATATGGAGATCTAAAACATGGGAACAGACTTAGATCATGAGGATTATCTAATTCTTATGAAGTGGTTTGAGTTTAAATTTGCAAGAGATAAACCTGAAAAGATTCCAGTGGGAGACAGACGCGTGTTTTGGAAGTTGACGTTTTTGCAAGAGCAGAAGGCTGAAGACGACCTGTTGAACAAGACTGACGAAGAAGACATTTAGTTGGGTTGGCTGCGAAGCAGCCGAATTTTCAAACGTTTATATTGAGTGATAAAACAGAGTGGTTATGATTACACCGAGGAGAAAATGATGAGAGACAGAATGACATTTTGTTTCGGAATTTTCTTCCTTTTTGCTTGTTTGCCTGTAGGAATAGGGCTATTATTGTATTGGTATTGGTGTGATGCTAAGAGTATATATGGTAAGGTAGATGTGGAAAAACTGAAAGGAAAGATTAATGACATTAAAACAGAAGTGTTGGAGGAACATAAATGACAACATGTCATAACTGCCTAAAGGAAAATGTAGAACTTAAAAAGAAATGGTTTATATGTAAGGACTGCAAATACGAATGGGAAGATAGAAAATGAAACTATGTAAATCATGCCTAGAAATGAAGAAAACAGGAAGAGTGTTATTCGATCCACATTGCGTATGTAAGGTGATTAAGAATGAATAACTTTGATGATATGATTGATGAGAAGATAGAACAGGAGGCTGAAGACGATCTTAAAAATGAGTTACACGCATGGAAAGAGAGAGAACAAAGGAAAAAACATTTATATGCAAAACTTATAAGTATACAGACAAGTGAGAATAGGTTAAAATTGGAGAAAGAACTTTTAGAGGTATTATTGAAATGAAATGCCAACACTGTGATGTGGAGATTGACCATATGCACAATATGTATAAGAATATTGAATTATGTGAGGAATGCTATGGAGAAAATGCTGATGCTCTTTGGGAAGACTGGTTAATGACAAGAGAGGCTTGTAGATGATATGTCCAAAGTGCAAATCGGATCTTGT